AATATGTTATTAAAAAGAGAAACATATTGGAAAAATTATTATAAAGTATTAGATCAACCTTCGTTATGTTGTAGAATAGATGGAAAAGGGGGGAAAAATAGTAATGAAACTAAATTAAAAATGTCTGTTTCTGCTAAAAAAGTAGGAATAGATAAATGGAATAAAGGAAGAAAACAAACAGATGAAGAAAAAATACTAAGAAGTAAAATTAAAAAAGGAACAAAATTATCAAAATCACATACTGAAAATATGAGAAAGGGAATGCTTGGTAAAAATGCAACTCCCATATTATGTATAAATGATAATAAATCTTATCCAAGTATTAGAGAAGCAGCAAAAATCTTAAATTTAAATGAAAGATCAATTCAAAATCATTTATCAGGATTAACTAAATCTCTTAAAAATAAATTACAATTTAAATATATTATTAACCACTAAAACCTAGAAATCATCGGATATTTAAATAATAGCGTCGTTACAGTAGATGCAATTTTAACAACAAAAGGAAGAGAACTTTTAGCAAAAAATGATGGTTCTTTTCGAATTACACAATTTGCTTTTGCAGATGATGAAATAGATTATACTCTATATAACCCCACACATCCTTCGGGTTCTGCATTTTATGGAGAAGCTATCCAAAATATGCCTTTACTTGAGGCTTTTCCTCAAGAAACTCAAATTATGAAGTATAAATTAGCTACTTTACCTCGTGGAACAGCTAAATTACCAGTTTTAAATTTAGGATATTCAGCTATTACTTTAGTTCAAGGTGCTTCGTTAGCTATTACCCCACAAACTTTAAATTATTTAGGCAATGCTCAAGCATATGAAACTAGTGGATATTCGGCTACAATTTCTGATGTTAGATTAATGAGTACATTTACTGGAATTGGAATTAATACAACAGCAGCACAAACATCAAATGCACCTATTACAACAACTATAGGAACTAATGTTTCTCAAACTATAATTGGTTCTCAAATTAATTTAAGAGCAACAACAGTAAATACTTTATTTGGTACAGCTACTCAACTTTCAGCTACAATAACATTTGTAGGTTTAGATAGTGGAGCTCGTTTAACCATCCCAATTTTAATTAATAAAACAATAGTTTAAATTATAAAATATGTCATTTAAAAGATTAGACCCTGAAGATTTCTTAGTGAGTTCAGATTCAATTGTTAATACTCTGTGGTCAACAAATACCCCAACTTTAACTACTTTTTTTACTTCCTCTATTCAAATTGGATCTTCTGCAGGTATTTATTATTATAGTGTTTATCAAACTTCATCTATAGAATCAAATGCTGCCGTACAATTTGATATAGCATATGCCGATTCACTAGGAAGTGGAAGTGTATTATATAACAATGCGGTTCCTGAATTATCTCCTTCAAAAACTATATATGGTCAATATCGTTCTATGATTTTAGAGGATGAAAATTCATCTTTTAGCTTTGGAAAAGGAAATAATATTTATACACCCAATAATTTTTGGGTAATAAATTTTGAAAGAGCAAGATATAAACAATCTTTATTCCCTGGATCTTTAAATTTAAAACTTTCTGGATCTGGAGGGATTATAAATCTTACAGATGACTCAATAGATAATCCTGTATCTCAATTCTTAGGTTCAACTAGAGTATATCAATTAATTTCTGGATCTAATGGAACTGCAGGAACTTTATCAGGTAGTGGTTATGTAGCCGGATCTGGTTCATATGGTTTAGTATTTCCTGATTTAGGAACTATTTTACTTAACCCTACAGCTATATCCCAATCAATTAGAGTATCCCCAAGTAGATCAAATAATTCAGATGGTTTAAATAATCCAAAATTATTTAATGCTATTAAATTAGGCAGTTCATTTACAGTAAACACACAAGAAACACTGACCTCTGATTATGTTTTTGTTAGAGCACGTAATAGTGAATTTAACTACTCTGAAAACCCATCATTTATTTCTGGTTCAACAGGTGAGGTAATTTATGATAATTTTATTAATGCTCCCCAAGTATATCTTACTACTATAGGAATGTATAATGATAGTAATGAGTTAGTAGCGGTAGCTAAAATGTCAAGACCATTATTAAAAGATTTTACAAAAGAAGCTTTAGTTAGAGTAAAATTAGACTTTTAGAATGAATGAGCATATTCAAACCATTTATAACTTCTGATGTTATTGTTTCTCCTTTTAAGGTAAATAAATCATTTACTTTTACAGGAAACGAGCTTACCGGCTCAAATGTACAAATTGATAGATTTCTTGGAAAAAATATTACAGCATCTTTATGGACATCTGGTTCAGATAATACTGGATATATCACACCTCAATCAACCCAATTAGTATATCGTTCTATTAGAGAACTTTATTACTCTAATTACCTTTTAGGAGATGATGGATCCCCGGCAGCAACGGCTTCATTTAATAATGATGGAACAATAACAGGTCCTTCTTACACCCCAAATTATTATAACTATTTATCAAATACTTTACTCCCAAGTAGATATTTTCCTACAGGATCAGATGAAGAGATTGCAGTAATATCTATTCCATCAAATTTATTTGGTGAATATTTAAAACCTGGATCTGTAACTTTATCATATTCCTCTTCATTTCTAGGTCAATTTAATTTTTATGATGATGGATTAGGCAATTTACTTACCTCATCTTTAAAAGTAGGAGATATTATTTATGAACACGGAATAGTTATTATAACTAATGGTGGATCAACAGGTTCTTTAGATGGATATGGACAAGTAAACTATGGTACGGCAATATATGGTGGAGATGATGTTATTTTTATAAATGATATTTATAACTCCCTCATAACATGTTCATTTGAAAGTACAGTTACTATTTATGAAACCCAATATAAATGTACTATTAGAGCAAATGAATTTAATTTCTCAAATAACCCATCACTAACCTCAGGATCAACATCTATAAGTAACGGTAGTGGTAGTTTATTTCCTCAACCAGGAAGTGGAAAATTAAACGATAACATAACAGGTTCATATTTTTCTCCATATATCACAACTGTTGGATTATATAACAATAGTAAAGAATTGTTAGCTGTAGCAAAACTTGCCCAACCGTTACCTGTATCCTCTGTTACAGATACATCAATATTAATAAATTTTGATTTTTAAAATTTATGTTAGATTGAATATATAATATTTATAATAAAAAATGGCAAATATACTATCTAAAACAGGAATTTCAAATACAAATATTGTTCAAGCAGCTCATGTCACCCAATCTATTGATGCTTTTACAGGGGCTGTAGCATATAATATATCATTATCTGGTTCATTTAATATGACTGGGTCTTTAATAGCAACATCTTTTACAGGTTCTCTTTTAGGAACTGCAACTACTGCTTCATATGTTCAAAATGCTCAAACGGCTTCATTTGTTCAAAATGCACAAACGGCTTCATTTGTTCAAAATGCTCAAACGGCTTCATTTGTTCAAAATGCACAAACGGCTTCATACGTTTTAAATGCAGTAAGTTCAAGCTTTGCTACAACAGCATCCTTTACTCCAAATGCTTTAGTAACAGCATCTGTATCTTTAAATACAATCACATTTACTAAAGGTAATGGTACAACGTTTCCAATTACCGTTAATACCGGAAGTGGTGGAGGAGGTGTAGCATTTCCTTACACAGGTTCTGCTTTAATTACTGGATCATTAGGTGTAACAGGTTCAATTTCAACATCCGGTTCAAATGGAACCATTAATGGTTTATTTGTAAGTTTAGGTGATGGAAACATTCCCTCAAATATCTCAATTGGTGCAACAACAAACTTTGCCTCCAATAATGTAGGTACAAATAATTTTGCAGCAGGAAGTGGATCTTTATTTAAAAATTGTCAAGGAAATCACAATACAGCAATAGGAGCTAATTCTTTATGTTCTAACACCTTTGGAGATTACAACATAGCAATAGGAAAGCAAGCTTTATGTGATAACACATCAGGAAACCACAACATAGCAATAGGAATAGATTCTTTATGTATTAACACATCAGGAAACCACAACATAGCAATGGGATACCGTGCGTTATATGATATCAAAAACATCAGTAACAATAACATAGGAATTGGCTGTTGTGCTGGAAAAGCGCTTTTTCTTGCATGCGACAACATAGCAATTGGTACAAATTCTTTATGTTGTGTTAAATGCGGAGACAACAACATTGCCCTTGGTAAAAATGCAGGAAATTTCTTATCCGGAAGTTCCTCAAACAATATAACAATCGGATTTGGAGCAGGTCCTTCTTCAAACACTGATGAAGATAATAAATTATACATAGCATCTGGTTCCGGAACACCACTAATAAAAGGTGATTTTGCTGCAAAAACAGTAAATATAAATAATGCACTTCAAATTTTACCCTCAAACCCATTACCAACATTTTTTTCCTATTTAACAGGATCTATAGCATTTTCTTCAAGTGGAGATTTTTATTTTGCAAGTGGAAGTGCATGGAGAAAACTAACAATAAATTAATAATATTATTTTAAAAAATATATGTTGAATTGGTTATATAAAGATAAAAGAATACAAGATGTAACAGATTTTCCTCAAGGAACCTATGGTTTCATTTATATTTCTGTTCATATGCCAACCGGTAAATCTTATTTAGGTAAAAAATCTTTATACCACAATGTAAAGAAAAAATTAGGTAAAAAAGAATTAGCTGAACAACCTGTAACTAGGGGAAGAACATCTACTACAAAACAAATTATAAAAGAATCCGACTGGAAAACTTACTACGGCTCAGCAAAACCTATACTTGAACTTATAAAATTAGGAAAACAAAAAGATTTCGATCGTAAAATTTTATGTATTGTTCCAAACAAAAAACTATTGACATACTATGAATGTAAATATTTATTTAAATTAGGTGTTTTAGAAAATCCAAATGATTGGATAAATGATAATATTTTAGGAAAGTTTTTTCGAAAAGACTTTGTTCCCCAAGATTAATATTGTATCTTACATTTATGGTAAATGAATTACTAGTTAATTTAGTTAATTCTGTTCTAGGAGCAGGCAAACGTACTGCAAGAGGAAATCAATCTTATACTTGTCCTTTCTGCCATCACCACAAACCCAAACTTGAAGTTAATTTTACTGAAAATAAAGATGGTATAAATCAATGGGCTTGTTGGACGTGTAGTAAAAAAGGAAAATCAATAAAAAGTCTTTTTAATCAAATTAAAGTTGATGCTAATCACTTTCATGAATTAAGTAAATTAGTTAAAAATGTATCTTTACACAATATAGGCGAATCAACTACTTCTACATTAGAATTACCAAAAGAATTTAAAACATTTACAAATAGTAAGGATATTGTAGCAAGACATGCTTGGTCTTATCTTAAAAAAAGAAACGTAACCCAACAGGATATCTTAAAGTATAATATTGGCTACTGTAATTCAGGTCAATATAATAATATGATAGTTATACCGTCATACAATAGCACCGGTAAATTAAATTATTTTACCGCTAGATCATTTGAGCCAAATCCCTACACCAAGTACCGCAACCCGGAAACGTCTCGCGATATTATACCGTTAGAATTGTTTATTAACTGGGATTTACCTATTATATTATGTGAAGGACCATTTGATGCTATGGCAATAAAACGAAATGCCGTTCCATTATTTGGAAAAAATATTCAACCTAGTTTAATGAAAAAATTAGTTGAATCAAAAGTACAAAAAATATACATTGCTTTAGATAAAGATGCTATAAAGCAAGCACTTAGATTTTGTGAACAACTATTAGATGTTGGAAAGGAAGTTTATTTAGTAGAATTACAAGGGAAAGACCCTAGTG